AAATTTAATATTAGGATACAGTGGTGGAATGGATAGTAGTTTCATTTTATGTTGTATTCGTGATTTAATAAATGAAAAAAAAATAACTGAAGATACGATTGAGATAGTGCAGGGTGTTTTTACTGGTGGAGATGTCATATTAACTTTAGATTATGAGAGAGCAACAAAATTTGCAAATTCATTAGGTTTTAATCCTCGTATCTACAAATATGATATAAATGAAAAATGGAGAGATTGTGAAAATTTAATTTTAAAGTATATGCTATCTGGGAGGGCAACTGTAATTGGAAGTTATCAAATTCTATTATCTATGCAACAAGATGGCACTGTAATAACAGGCCATACCACTATATCCAAATACCTCGTAGGTCAGAGTCTGCTTCCCCATTGGAGTGTGTGGATGGATTCTATAATTGATAATCTGATTAATTTTCAAACATGGGACAGTGATAATTATTCTTCTTATATAACACCATTTAAGTTAAATATGAGAAAGGTAAATACACAACCGTACAATATGAAATATAGTCAAGAGTATTCTTATCATTTTAATTATCGGTCAATTAATAATTTGGAAAAAAGTTTGTATTTATATATGATATATTTACAATGCTATCCTAAGATGATGGAAATTTTTGGTAAATTTCTTACAATAAATTGGATGGTTTGGGAACAACATTGTTCACATGATGATATAACAAGACTTAGAAACTTTGATGAGATGCCCGCAAATGTTTCTGTGATTAAACTTCCAAATGGCGAACTGTTTACAGAGAAACACTTACTAAATTATGATGAAATGAAAGAAGGTGAAAAATGAAACTAAGTGATAATACATTATCTGTTCTGAAAAATTATGCTAACATTAATCAAAACCTATTGATTACTGCTGGCTCTACATTGTCAACAATGTCAGTGCAGAAAAATATTTTTGCAAAAGCAGAAATATCAGAAACATTCGATAGGGATGTTGCCATCTATGACCTAAATGAATTCTTAGCATCTGTTACTGGAATGTCTGATCCAGACTTAGATTTTAAGGATGATTTTATTCTTGTTACAAATAATAACGGAGACAAACTAGAGTTCTATTATTCAGACCCCTCTGTGGTATCTTCTCCAACTACCGAGATAACAATGCCAAATGCTGAAATTACATTTACACTGTCTAACGAACAGTTAAGTGATATTGTAAAGATGGCAGCTATTATCGGTGCAGCAGATATGGTTCTAGAAAATGGAAAGCTAACTGTCACAGACAAGAAAAACAAAACAGCGAATAATTACTCTAAGAATGTCAATGCAAAAGGCTCTGAAGTGGTAGATTATAAATTCTGGTTTAAGGTTGAGAACTTAAAACTTCTATCTGGAACATATGATGTTAGTATATCATCTAAAAAAATCAGCTACTTCAAAAATCAAAATATAGATATAGGATATTTCATTGCTCTTGAACCAGAATCTTATTACGGTTAGGGGGTAAAAATATGGATGACTTTCTTTGGGTAGAAAAGTATCGCCCTGTAGATATACAATCTTGCGTCTTGCCGAAGGCACTACAAAAAACTCTATTAGAATTTGTTTCTAATGGAGATGTTCCAAATTGCATTTTGTCTGGTGGACCGGGAGTTGGTAAAACAACAGCAGCAAAGGCAATGCTTGATGAGCTTGGATTAACATATATGTTTGTTAATGGTTCTGAAGAATCTGGCATTGATGTTCTTAGGACAAAGATTAAGAACTTTGCTTCCACTGTGTCTTTGCATGGTGGTCGCAAATATCTTATTCTGGATGAGGCGGACTATCTAAATCCACAATCAACACAACCAGCATTGCGTGGATTCATTGAAGAGTTTCACAAAAACTGTGGTTTCATTCTTACATGCAATTACAAAAATCGTTTGATACCGCCACTGCATTCTCGTTGTAGTGTCATAGATTTTACTATTCCTACTTCAGAGAAAAAAGAACTAGCTGAAAAGTTCTTTAAAAGAGTAATAGATATTCTAAAGAAAGAGAATGTTAAATTTGAACCCAAAGTGGTTTCAGAGGTTATTCTAAAATTCTTTCCTGATTGGAGAAGAGTTTTAAATGAGCTACAAAGATATTCTGTTTCGGGTATCATAGATGCTGGAATACTAGTTGATATTTCAGATGTAAATATTAAAGAGTTGATGCACTCTATGAAAAATAAGGAGTTTACTAATGTTCGCAAATGGGTTGTTGATAACCTTGACAACGATACGACTCGTCTCTTTCGCAATATTTATGATAACCTTTACGATTTTGTGGATGGTAATTCTATACCCCACGTTGTTGTTGTATTGGGCGAGTATCAATATAAAGCAGCGTTTGTTGCAGACCAAGAGATCAACACTCTCGCTTGTTTGACCGAGATTATGGCAAGGGCTAAATTCAAATGATAAATGTATATGAGAATGTTTTAGAGGAACACGTTGCATTAGGGATTCATGAATTAATTAAGAATGTTTCTTGGAAATATGACTATCCATCTAATACTAGTAAACCAGATCGGCATTGGCATGTTCTGTGTGGGGAAGATGGTGAACTCTTTTTTGATTTTGATTGGGTTGATTCTATATGGAAAGCCGCTAACCACAAATTCAATTTTCTAGAAAATTACGGTGTACAAAAATTTAGAAGGGCATATATGAATGCTCATGATTATGGATCAGAGCCACAAATGCATGTTGACGATGGTGATTTCACCATGATATACTATCCAAGAACAGATTGGAAATTAGAATGGGGTGGCGGTACTTTAATTGTTGAGAATGGTGTGAATCATCTTGTTGACTATAAACCCAACAGTCTTGTTGTATTTGATGCCAATCTAATGCATTCTGCACAGGTTGTAAGTAAAAGCTGCCATGAGTTAAGGACAGTAGTTGTTTTCAAATGCGATAAAGATGTGGTGGTATAATGTATGAATTAAAAGATTATCTCAAAGCAATCAATCACACCAAAGAACAATTGATGGACAATGAAGATGAACAATGGGAAAAGAAATATCTGCCGTTTATCGTCAACAAATGTGTTGCTCCCTTTCCAGATACCATTATGTTGGTAAATGAAGTCAATCAGCTACATCATCTAGCTAAGAAACTTCAATTTGATTTTTTACTAAATAGTCTACGACCAAGAAAACGATACACTCCTTGGCTGAAGGCGACGAAATTAGAGAATCTAGAGTATGTTAAAGAGTATTATGGTTTTAATAATGAAAAAGCAAAAGTTGCTCTTGATATACTTAGTGATGACCAAATTTCTGCCATAAAAGAAAGAACAAATAAAGGCGGGATTCATGGAACTAGAAAATTGGACACAAGAGCAAATGTTGGAAGTGAGATTGAATGAACCAGATGATTTCTTAAAGGTGCGTGAAACTTTATCTCGTATTGGTGTCGCTTCCAGAAGAGAGAAGAAGCTATATCAGTCTTGTCATATCTTACACAAGCAAGGCAAATATTATATTGTTCATTTTAAAGAACTTTTTGCTCTTGATGGTAAAAAGACAAATCTATCAGAAAATGATGTTGCAAGACGAAATACTATCTCAAATCTCTTGAAGGATTGGGGGTTAGTAGAAATTGTTGGAGATATTGGCAGTGTTGCTCCTCTAAGTCAAATCAAAATATTACCATACAAAGAAAAAAACGAATGGATACTGGAAACAAAATATAACATTGGTAAAAAGAAAGACACTTGACTTTTAATCACAACAATGGTATAACTGTTTAATGGACTTTTATACAAACATTATTCAAAGAGGTAATACCCTATTCGTAAGAGGCGTTGATGGAAATCAGCGAGTTACGGATAAGGTTAATTACTGTCCCACTCTGTATAATTTAACAGACAAGAGTAGTACTGGATATAAAACTCTTGATGGCAGAGATGTGCTTCCACATACTTTTGATTCTATTCAAGAGGCAAAGAATCATCTTGAGTTAAGCTCATCCCAAGAGATTGTATTTGGTAGTACACAATTTCCATATTGTTATATTGGAGATAATTATCCAAATGATATTCCTTGGGATAAGGATAAAATTCTTATTGTCACAATTGATATTGAGGTTGAGTGTGAGAATGGATTTCCTAATCCCAAAGAGGCTATCGAACCTCTTCTTTCAATCACAATGAAGAACCACCAAAATAAAAAGATTATTGTTTGGGGTTTG